ATCGGCGACAAGTTCGGCGCCATCTTCGGAATAATGTTCGGTAAGATAGGTCAGTTCTTCCGGGATCCAGGCGGTGTGGCCCGTATCCGAATTGTAGGAATCGCGTTCTGCTGGCGAACACTCGGCATAGCATTCGGCGCATATCGGCATCTTGCGATAATACTTGTAAGAGCCACAGCGCGGGCATACGATACCTTTTTTGCGCTCTTTGGCATGGGCCAAGGCAGTGTTGCGACAACGTACCGAACAAAAGCGTTTGGCATGGCTCGTAATAGGAGATCCGCAGAGTTCGCAAGCCAGCGGGGGACGTGCCCGCTTACTGTTGTTGTTCCGGTTGCGACAGATTATCGAGCAGAAGCGCCGGTCGTTTTCAATTGGCTGTCCGCATTGTTCGCATGTTTGCATAGTCGCAGTGCTCCTTTTGATCTATTATCCACGATTTGAGCGAAAAAGTCAAATTGGAAATAGAGCGGCGATATGAGGGACAGGATCACGGAGGCGGTCAATGCCTGAAACGTCAGTGGCGCATTGCGGTGCGTGCGTTGGGGAGATGGCGCTCGAACAGGAGCGGCCGGCGGATGCCGAGATCGGCCATGCGCCGCTGTATCGGTTCGTCTGCCAGAGCTGTGGATTTGCGACGCCGTGGCGCACGGCGGTCAAGGTCGCCGGCGAAGATGTCGTGTGGGCCACGTTGACGCAGAGCCGGGCGGCGCGGGATCCCCGGCGGGCGCATGGGGTAGATCGGCGGCAGCAGGGGCCGCAATAGGAGGCGGGATGCAAGCGAGCAATGTCAGTTCTCCGGTGAGCATGGTGGCGACCGGCGAGGCGTTCACCCTGGCGGCCAGCGCGGCGCGGACGGCCGGCGCCAACGGCACGGCGGTGGGTGGGCTGAGCTGGGTGCGGCGGCTGGTCGTGCTGCTGAGCATCACCGCCTCGGCGGCCGATGCCGGCGACACCCTCGATGTGTACGTGGACGTGAGCCTGGACGGGTCGAACTGGCTGAATGCGATCCACTTCACGCAGCAGGCCGGCAACGGATCGGCGGCCAAGGAATGGGCGGTGCTCGATCCGAGCGCGCCCGGCACGAGCGTGGTGGCGGCGACCAGTGACGCCGCATCCGGCGCCGTGCGCCCGTCGCTGTGCGGGCCATACGTGCGCGCCCGGTGGGCCATCGTGGACAGCGGCGACGGCGATCAGAGCCACACGTTCAGCGTGACGGCCTGGGGCCAGGGATAGGGCTATCTTGCAAGAATCCGCAAGATAGAAAAGGTGTGATCATGGACGTACAGACACAACTCTTCACGCACCCGGCGCGGGTGCTGACGGCGGGACCGCTGGATAGCGAGCGGCTGCTGGCGCTGGTGCGCGAGCAGCACGCCTTCGATGCCAGCGTCCTCGATGAGCGGACGCCGTTCTTCTGGCCGGCGGAGATCTCCTCGAACCGACTGGATGCGTACTACACCCGCATGGCGCCGTCCTCGTTGCGCAACTACGCGGCGGAAGCGGCGGCGGGCGTGTCATTCCAGAACTCGCACGCCGTGGACAAACTCGGCTTCGGGCGGTCGTTGACCGGAGCGTACAGCGAGGAAGGCGAGCTGGCGCGCGTGCTGGCCGAGTTCTACACCATCCCCGGCCTGCGCCTGCACGACGTGAGCACCGATGATTTCATTCTCGGTGTGCGGGCGGGGCTGATCCGGGATGTTTCGATTGGGTTCTACAACTGCACCTTCCGGTGCTCGATCTGTGGCCGCAGTATTTGGGACTACGAATGCCCGCACATTCCGGGTGTCAAATACGCCAAGCGGAACGACCTGGGAGAGACAGTTGGTGAAGAGCTGGCGTTTGCATGGGTAGACGATGCGCACCTGGCCGAGGTCAGTGCGGTCTACGATGGCGCGACGCCGGGGGCGGCGATCCTCAAGGCGCAGCAGGAGGCCGATGGCGGCCGGCTGCGGCCGGAGGTGGCGCAGTTGTTGGAGGCGCGCTACCGGGGCCTGCGTTTGATGCGCCAGGCGTGGCCGGGCAGCGGCGCAGGTGGACGTGGAGGTGAGCCAGTGGACCTTGAGAAGCTGATCGCCGACGTGCGGGGCGCGCTGGGGGTGGCGGCTGACGCCGACCTGGTGGCGGCCGTGCGCCTGGCGAACGACGAGGCCAAGCGGCTGCAGGCGGAGGTCGCCCGTTTGCAGACTTGTGAGCAGCGTGCGACCGAGGGCGCGCAGCGGATCGCGGAACTCAGCCCGTTGGCCGAGGATGGCCGGCAGTATCGCGCCGACCTGGTGGCGGCGGCGCTGGCCGAGGGTGTGCGGGCGTTGGGCAACCAGTTCGCCCCCGACACTTACCGGGCGATCCTGGACGCGGCCCCGCTCGAAACGATCAAACGGATGCGTGACGATTGGCGGGTCGTGGGCGATCAGGTCTTGCCCGGCGGCCGGCTGACGCGGGATCACGCGCCGGCAACCAACAGTAAACCGGTCGAGACGCCGGACGCGGCTTACCGGTCATAGAGAGGAGCACGGGAATGAGCAACCCACGGGATGTGGTTTTCACAGACGGCATGTTTGCCGAGTATGCGACCTTCGACATTGACGATAGCACCGTCACCTACTCAGCCAGCGAGGTCAACGGCTCGGCGGTCGTGGGACGGGCGGTCAACCTGAGCGCCGCCCACACGGTCAAGCTGGCCGCCGACGGCGAGGCGGTCATCGGCAAGCTGATCAAGGTCACGCCCGACAACCGGGCGGTCGTGCAGGTGAAGGGCGTGATGACGTTGCCGGGCGGCGACAGCGCCAGCCTGACCCTCAACAAGAAGATCGTCGGGGCGGCCAGCTCTGCGCCGGCGAACGGGTACATTCGGGAAGTGGCAACGGCCACCGCGGCCGAGTTGGGGCTGGCGCGCGGCTTCATCGTGGACGCCGGCACGACGACTGCGGTCGTCGTCTGGCTGTAAGGAGGCGAGCATGGATGTGCAGAGCAAACCCCGCGCCCAAGAGCTGCTGCGGCAGATGGGGCCGGGGATGTACCGGGAAGCCTACGGCCGCGGCATGAGCCTGAGCGCCTGGCTGGAGAAGCAGGACCCGTCCGAGGAGTACAAGGACGGGCTGGACGCGTTCAGCCGGCTCTTGAAGGTCGCCGGCATCCGCACCAACTCGATCCCCGAACTGGGCGTGTGGGCGGATCTGTTCGAGGCGTTCGACGGCAACGACAACACCCGCAACCTGGTGCCGGAGTGGGTGGCGCGCCAGTGGCGGCGGGCGGCGACCGGCCGGGATGTGCTGACGCGCGGCGTGTACACCAGCCAGGACGCCATCCCCGGCGCGTGGTCGGCGCCCTACGTCGAAGCGAGCCAGGCGCGGGCGCAGCAGATCGCCCCGGCGATCCCGCTGGCGCGGCTGGTGGCGATCACCACGCCGATCAACAGCGACGCCTACCGGGCGTTCTACCTGACCGACACGACCGCCCAGATGCGCACGGCGCGCGTCGAGGAGTTCACCGAGTTCCCGCGGGCGAAGCTGACCGGCGGCGATAACACGGTGCGGCTCTACAAATACGGCCGGGCGTTGGAGGCGTCCTATGAGGTGCTGCGCCGGCAGCGGATTGACCGGATCGCGCTGCACCTGGCGCGCATGGCCGTGCAGAACGAGACCGACAAGGTCGCGACGGCCATCGATGTGCTGGTGAACGGCGACGGCAACAGCAACACGGCCGCGACGACCTACAACCTGACCACGCTCGACACGGCGACCACGGCGAGCAACCTCACCTGGAAGGCGTGGCTGGCGTTCGAGATGCAGTTTGCCGCGCCGTACATCTGCCAGGTGGCGCTGGCGCAGGAGGCGGTAGCGCTGGCCGTGCGGCTGCTGAACTACGGCACGGCGAACAACCTGCTGCCCATGACCAAGTTCCCGACGATCAACCCGGACGGCGGCAATGTGGCGCTCGGCTGGACGGCGGATGCGCCGGCGAACAAGATCGTCGGGATCGACACCCGCTTTGCGCTCGAACACGTGGTCGAGATCGGCGCCGATATCCAGGAGATCGAACGCTGGGCAACCCGGCAGGTGCAGATCCTCACCATGTCGGAAGTGGAGGGGTTCGCGGTCTTCGATCAGAAGGCGACGAAGGTCCTCGTCTACAACGCATAGGCGCCAGGGTGACGCCGCGGGACGCCGGCTATCTGTTCGCCTCGAACAGATAGCGTCCGGCGGCGACACCGGCGCGGAGGGATGACCATGAGCAAAGTGCAAATCGGGCAGATCATCGGGATCGTGCTGGCGGCGGTGGTGGCGCTGCTCGGCGTGTTGGGATACGACGTGATCGTCATCCAGCCGCGCGAGGCGGCGCAGAATCCGCCGGCGGCGCGCAGCCTGACGACCAACTTCACGGACATCGCGGTGCGCAATGCGACGGCGAGCGGCACGTTGGGCGTGACGGGCGCGGCGACGTTCGCCGGGCTGAACAAGCTGACGGCCGGCTCGACCATCACGGTGACAAACGGCGCGCCATTTGCGCTCACGGCGACGCTCCAGCCGATCCAGGCGGCCGGCGCGGTGACGCCGACGATTACAATCCCGGCGGCGGACGTGACGGCGTGCATCTACAACACGTCGAGCAACGCGATCTTGATTCAGGACACCGGGAACCAGGTGCTTACGGCGGATGCGACCCTGGGGCAGTATGACGTGCTGTGCGGGTACTCGGACGGGACGCGGTTCATCGAGACGAGCCGAGCGAATAACTGATGAGCATCTTATCTTCCGCCGACTATCCGGCGATCCGGGCGGCGCTGGACGTGAAGCTGACGGCGGCGGCGCTGCCAGATGCGACTATCGCGCTGGCGATCTACCTCGGCGCGGCCGAGGCGGAGATCGTCCGGCGCGATCCGGGCGCGGCCAGCCGCACGGGGGCGGAGCTACAGCACATCAAGAACGCCTGTGTCCTGCTGTGCGCGGCGTTGATTGCGCCGGCGCTGCCCCGGCTGACCGGCGAGGAGTTGGGTAGCTACCGCTATAGCCAGCAGGCGATTGATTGGACGGTGCGGGCGGCCGAGTTGCGGATGGCCGCCGAGCGGGAGCTGGCGGCGGTGTTGACGCCGAGCACGGTGGCGACGGCCAGCCGGCCGACGATGTTCGCGGTGGCGGCCGGCGGCCGGGGGCGGTAGGTGGGTGGCCGGGCGTGTGGGAGCTTTCCAGCGCCCGGTTGGGTGACGGGGTGACGGGATGGCGTTTCTGGATCTGCTCAACATGACATGCACCGTCGTGCAGGCGGCCACGGCGACCGGCAGCTACGGCCAGACCGTGCCGGCGTGGAGCGGCGCGGGGGTGGTGACGACGACCGGGGTGGCGTGCCGGATGGAGCCGCCCGGCATACAGACGCAGACACGGGAGCTGGCGACCGGCGCGGCGTTGGTCGAGCAGATCCTCTATCTGGATTATGCCACGGCGCCCACGTCGCTGCGGGCGCACGGGGCCAGTAGCACGCACCGGATCACGACGGTGGCGCGGGCCGGCGTCGCGGTGGATGCCGGCCCATTCGACGTGCTGAGCGTTCAGGATGGCGCCGGCGCCGGGCATCATCTGCGGCTGGAACTACGGCGAGCGGGGTGAGCGATGCGCGTTAGCGGACGGGTCGAGGTCAACCTGCGGACGAAGGAAGTGGCGGCGGCCGGCAAGGGGTTTGCGGCCGAGTTCGCCGACAAGCTGGCCGAGTTGGCGGCGGCCAACGCCAAGCGCAACGTGACGCCGGGCGAAGGGCCGGGGCCGCATCCGCACCGGCCGCAGAGTCCGCACGAGGACACCGGCGATCTGGCGGCCTCGGTAGAGGTGACGCATCAGAGCCGGGGCTTCCTGGAGACGGCGCTCGTCTTCACTGATCTGGCCTACGGCGCGCACCTGGAATTCGGCTGGACGAACCCGTATTCGGGGAATCACTGGCGCTATCCGTGGCTGATGCCGGCCTTGCAGGAGGCGCAGGAGCAGCAGGCCAGCATTGCGCGCAGCACGGCGCGGCGGTGGATCTCGGAGCAGAACGCGCAGTATCGCGGCCGGGTGAATGTCAAGGCGCCGCTCGTCGCGACCTGGTTGCCGGAGTGAGGAGATGGCGATGATACTGGGATTGGTGGGGCTGGCGACCTTCTACGCCGAGGGCGTGATGGCGGAGGTCGTCGCCAACCGGATCGCCTGGGGGCAGATCACCCCCTGCGCCGAGTGCGCGGGGTATGTGGCGCTGCTCGATCCAGACACCATCGGCCGGCGGGTATGGTTGCACGCGCCGGGCCGGGCGATCGAGGGGCCGTTCCTGGTGGTGGACTGCGCCAAGCCGACCGACCGGGCCTATCTGCTCAGCCGGGGATGGGTGGTGGACGTGGACTGGGAGACCGGGCAACGGTGGGGCATGAATGCGCCCTTGCCCGGCGTGCGGGTGCTGTTCGACCAGCCGGGTGGGGCACATGGCGACGCTCATTGACGGCGCACGGCTGCTCTATCTGTACCTGACCGGCACGGCGGCGCTGCTGACGGCGACGAGCAGCCGGATCTACGGGCCGCCCTTGGGCATCCCGGCCGGCATCACGGCGCCGTGCGCGTTCCTGAATTTCGCCGACGACGGCGGGCGGGGCAACCCGGACATTCCGATGTCCGCGGAGCGGTTCACCTTCCACTGCTATGGCGCGACACAGAGCGAAGCGCGCGGCGTGTTTGCGGCGCTGCACGATGCGCTGCAGCGGGCCGGCAATCAGCGGGTGACGTTGGCGGCCGGCAGCGTGGGGCTATTGCGGCGGGCCGATCTGGAGGCCGGGCCGGGGGATCTGCCCGACCTGGGGGTCAACTGGCCGCGCGTCGTGTGCGCTTTTCGGGTGACGTTCTGCGAACGCGGTTTTACCGCGTGAGGCGGGTGTCGTAATGGGAACGGCGCTACTATTAGCGGTCTGGCTGCTGGCGCATATCATCGCCGGGGAAACCGGCGCGGTGTGCGGGCTGGACGCGAAGTTGGCCGTGGCGTACGTGGCGGCCAACCGGGCGGCGGCCGGGATCGCCGGCGGGTGGGCCGGGTGGGCCGAACCGTCATTGCTAGATCTGCTGGTGGCCGAGAAGTACGTTAAGACGGTTGATCCAACCGGGGGGGCGCTGTTCCTACTGAGTCGAGAGGACGCGGCGCGGCCGGATGTGCGGGCCTGGCTGGCTGGCCGGCAACGCACGGCGGTATTCGTGTGCGCGGGCGATCTGTGGTTGGAGGCGTGGCGATGACAGACCCCCAGCTTGATTTGTCGGTGTTCGTCGTGGCGCGCGACGCGGCGCGGCTGTTGCCGGCCGTGATCGCCAATTTGCGCCGGCTGGCCGCCGAGGTGCTGGTGGTCGTGGATGCGGCGAGCGTTGACGACAGCGCCGCGGTTG